TCTTCGCCTTTGAAACGCATGCACCATTAACCGGAGTCCGTTTCCTCCATGAGTATCGGGATCACTCCCACCAACGAGCACCCGTTGCCTGACAGCATTGCTGACGAGTTTGCTGCTACCTTCCAAGAAAACGCGAGGGTCGCTGCCAATACCGCCACCTTGATGTCTGAACTCGGCATGCCGTTTGAGATGACGGCAGAAGATGAGAAGTTGGCGCAGGAGATGTTCAAGAGCGTCGACACCAAGAAGCCCGCCAAGGCCAATCCCCCCGAGCTATACACCGGCAACGTCGCGCTTAAGCTGTCGGCGCTGCTGACTGAGTACGACCACCGTGTCGTGATGGATGCGGTACAGGCGCGCACCTATATTACTAACCGGCTGCTGGAACTTAGTAGCTGCGGTGACCCGAAACATGAACTGCGTGCGATTGAATTGCTAGGCAAGCTCTCCGACATCAACGCGTTTAACGAGAAATCGGAAATCACCATCACCCACCGTACGTCCGACGATCTTAAGAACGCCATACAGGAGAAGATCGAGCGTCTGTTGCATGCCAGTACCATCGACATCACGCCTTCCAGCGTCGAGGAAGAGCTTGGGCTTGATGATTCCGAGCGTATGTTGACTCTTGAGAAGGAACTTGATGAATCCCCAGCAGCTTCAGTCACTGCTGAAGGTTCTGCCAACCCTTCCTGAATCGCAACTACGCGATCTTTACCTCTCGCTTGAGCAGCACGAGCGGGTGGTGGGACGGGAAAAGGCGGCAACCGACTTCATGGCGTTCGTGAAGCGGGTGTGGCCGCACTTCATCGAGGGTGCACATCACCGGAAAATGGCCCGTGCCTTTGAAAAAGTGGCGCGCGGCGAGCTAAAACGCCTGATTATCAACATGCCACCCCGGCATACCAAGTCGGAATTTGCTTCTTACATCCTTCCGGCGTGGTTTTTGGGTAAATTTCCGCACAAAAAGGTCATCCAGACCGCCCATACGGCGGAATTGGCCGTGGGTTTTGGTAGAAAAGTACGAAATCTGGTCGATAGCGACGTTTTTGGCGAGATTTTTCCCGGTGTCAGCCTGCAGGCGGACTCAAAAGCTGCCGGGCGATGGAATACCAACAAGGCCGGTGACTATTTCGCTATTGGTGTGGGGGGCGCGGTAACGGGTAAGGGTGCTGACATCCTTATCATCGACGATCCGCACTCGGAACAGGAAGCAACGCTGGCTGAAAGCAGCCCCGAGGTCTACGACAAGGTGTACGAGTGGTACACGTCAGGCCCGCGTCAGCGTCTGCAGCCGGGTGGTGCGATCATCATCGTCATGACGCGCTGGAGTAAGCGCGATCTTACTGGGCAGGTACTGAAAGCCTCGGCTCAGCGTGGCGGTGACGAGTGGGAGGTGATTGAGTTTCCCGCTTTGTTCGATGAGCAAGACCCGCCGCGCCCCCTGTGGCCTGAATTCTGGTCGGTTGAAGAACTGCTGGCGCTTAAAGAAGAGCTTCCGGCGCACAAGTGGGCGGCCCAGTACCAGCAAGCGCCGACCGGACGGGAAGGTGCCATTATCAAGCGCGAGTGGTGGCAGATATGGGAGGGCGACGACCCCCCGTTTTGCAACTACGTGATCCAGACGTGGGATACGGCGTTTGAGAAGAACAACCGTGCCGACTATTCAGCGTGTACGACGTGGGGAATATTCAACAACGAGAGCGACAACGGTGGCGCGGGTGGCAACAACATCATCCTGCTCAACGCGTTTAAGGATCGGATGGAGTTTCCGGAGCTTAAGCGTGTGGCCCTAGACCACTATAAAGACTGGAATCCGGACTCTTTTATCGTTGAAAAGAAAGCCTCGGGTGCGCCGCTGATCTATGAACTGCGGGCGATGGGCATCCCGGTAGGCGAATATACACCGAGCAAAGGGCAGGATAAGATCGCGCGACTTAACTCGGTATCCGATCTTTTCGTATCAGGCAAGGTATGGATGCCGCAAACGCAGTGGGCCGAGGCGGTTGCCGATGAGACGGCTTCGTTTCCTGCAGGTGAACACGACGACTACGTGGACGCCTTGACGTTGGCGCTCATGCGGTTCCGGCAAGGTGGGTTTATCCGCACGGATATGGATGAACCTGAACCGATACGCACGTTTAAATCCCGGCGGCATGCGGGGTACTACTAAGGTGGTGTAAATGGCAATCGACAAAGCACTGTACGAAGCCCCGCAAGGGATAGAAGCACTCGCGGTTCAAGAACCGGAGATCGAGATTGAGATCGAGAACCCGGATGCCGTGATTATCGGTATGGACGGGTTGGAGATCAGTCTCACGCCGGAAGAAGATACCGAGGACGAGAAGTTTGAAGCCAACATCGCAGATGAAGTTGACGAGCAGACGTTGCAGTCGCTTGCTGGTGACCTTATAGGCGACTATGAATCGGACCTCACCAGCCGCAAGGACTGGCTGAGAACTTATACCGATGGCTTGAAGTTCTTGGGTCTTGACTACGAAGAGCGCACCGAGCCGTGGCCGGGGGCGTGTGGTGTGTTCCATCCGCTGCTGATGGAGAGCGCGGTCAAGTTCCAAGCCGAGACGATCATGGAGACCTTCCCTGCGATGGGGCCGGTCAAGGGCGAGATCATCGGCAAAGAGACCCCGGAGAAGAAGGCAGCTTCGCTGCGCGTGGCTGCTGATATGAACTACCAGCTCACCGAGGTGATGAAGGAGTATCGCCCGGAGCATGAGCGCATGCTGATTAGCCTGTGCTTGTCGGGTAACGCGTTCAAGAAGGTCTACTTCGACCCCTCGCTTAACCGTCAGGTGGCGATGTTCATCCCGGCAGAAGATATCGTGGTGCCGTACGGTGCGGCGAACATCGAGACTGCCGAGCGCGCTACGCATCGCATGCGGAAGACCAAGAACGAACTGCGGCGACTGCAGGTGTCGGGGTTCTACCGCGATGTTGATCTTGGGGAGCCGATCAACGTCATGGACGACGTTGAGAAGCAGAAGGCGAAAGAAACCGGGCTGTCGGCTACGGTTGACAACCGCTACCTGCTGCTGGAGATGCAGGTTGAGTGCGACCTGTCGGAGTATGGCTACGCGGACGAGTTTGCGAAGGACCGGGCGGAAGAAGGCGTTGCGGTTCCTTACATCATCACCATCGACAAGGGTACGGGGACAATACTTGCGATCCGACGTAACTGGACCCCGGAAGACGAGACCTACCAGAAGCGCCAGCACATCGTCCACTACGGCTACATCCCCGGCTTTGGCTTCTACTACTTCGGCCTGATTCACCTCATCGGTGGGCACGCGCGGGCGGGCACTTCGCTCATGCGGCAGCTTGTTGATGCAGGCACGCTCTCTAACCTCCCCGGTGGGCTTAAGGCACGCGGGCTTCGGGTCAAGGGAGATGACACGCCCATCGCTCCGGGTGAGTTCAGGGACGTGGATGTGCCCAGCGGTTCGGTGCGTGACAACATCATGCCGCTGCCATACAAAGAGCCGAGCCAGACGCTTGTGCAGTTGATGGACAAGATTGTCGAGGACGGTCGGCGGTTTGCCGCAGTGGCAGAGCTTAAGATCAGCGACACCTCGGCGCAGGCTCCGGTGGGCACCACGCTGGCAGTTCTGGAGCGGATGCTGAAGGTGATGAGCGCGGTTCAGGCTCGCATCTACTACTCGATGAAGCAGGAGTTCCGCCTGCTGCGCGACATCATCCGCGACAACACCCCGGATGAATACAACTACGAGCCGGAAGAAGGCACGCGCAAAGCGAAGAAGGCCGACTACGACAACGCTAACGTCCTGCCGGTAGCAGACCCCAACGCCAGCACGATGAGTCAGCGGCTTGCGCAGTATCAGGCCGTGATGCAGCTTGCCAAGGACGCCCCGCAGATTTATGACCTGCCGTATCTGCACCGGCAGATGATCGAGACGCTGGGGGTGAAGAACGCAGCCAAGATCGTGCCCTCGCCCGAGGACATGCGGCCTGTTGACCCGGTGACCGAGAACATGAACATCCTCATGGGTAAGCCTGTAAAGGCGTTCATGTATCAGGACCACGAGGCTCACCTTGCCGTGCACATGGCAGCCATCCAAGACCCGAAGCTTGCAGCGACAGTGGGGCAGAGTCCGCAGGCCCAAGCCATTCAGGGCGCTGCGATGGCGCATGTGATGGAGCATGTTGCTATGCAATATCGCCGTGAGATCGAAAAGCAGCTTGGCGCAGCCCTGCCGCCGGTGCCCGAGGAAGATGGCGAGCACACCCTGCCGCCCGAAGTCGAAGTGCAGCTTTCGCAGCTTGCCGCACAGGCCGCCGCCAAACTCCTGCAGAAAGATCAAGCTGAAGCTCAAGCCCAACAGGCTCAGCAGCAACAGCAAGACCCGCTTATTCAGATGCAGCAGAAAGAACTGGAGATACGCGAGAAGGAAGTGGGCGTTAAGGAGAAGAAGCTGGCAGTTGACGCAGCGGCTAGGGCCGATGAGCTTGATATTCGCCGGATGGAGGCCGAGGCGCGGATCGAGGCTGAGAATAAGAAGATTGTTACTAACGCAGCAGCTAAGGCTGACGAGCTTAACGAGCGGCGTATTGAGCGACAGTCGCGCGCCGTCGCGGATGCAGTCAAGCAGGCAGAAAAACCTAAGAAAGGAGAGTAATCCCCTGTGGACATCTTTGAACTGCTCCAGCTTAAGTTAGCTGACGAGCGCAAAACGTTGGTTGATAACCTCGCCTACGGGCGGTGTGCTGACCACGCTGAATACAAATTCCTCTGCGGGCAACTTCGGGGTCTTAACCTCGCAGGGGAAATCATCGAAGACCTCGCAAAACGTTCTAAGGAAGACGCAGATGAGTAGTGTAGACAAGGAAGCAACTGCTGAAGCCGCACTCAAGGCTAAGCAACTTCCACAGCCGAAGGGCTATAAGCTGCTGTGTATGGTTCCGGAGATCGAAGCAAAGTACGAAGGTGGCATCCTCAAGGCGGAAGCTACGTTGGATCGTGAGGAACTTACTACTCACATCCTCTTCGTGGTGAAGATGGGCGACATGGCGTACTCGGACACGACGCGTTTTCCGACCGGGCCGTGGTGTAAGGAGGGCGATTTTGTATTGACTCGCCCCTATGCAGGCACCCGCGTGCGTATTCACGACCGTGAGTTTCGCATCATCAACGATGACACCGTAGAAGCGGTGGTCGAAGACCCGAGAGGATTTAGCCATGCCTAATGACGCGTTCAAGTTTCCTGACGAACAGGAACAAACTGAAGAGAAAGCCAAAGGCGGTGAAGTTACCGCTGATGTGGAAGTAGAGATTGTTGACGACACGCCCCCGCAGGATCGGGGCCGTGACCCGCTGCCGAAAGAGATCGTTAAGGAGTTGGAAGACGATACCCTAGACGAATACTCAGACAAGGTTAAAAAGCGTCTGTCACAGATGAAGAAGGTGTGGCATGACGAGCGCCGGGAGAAGGAGCGGGCTGCGCGCGAACGTGAAGAAGCGCTGCGCTACGCCGAGGCGAAGTCCAAGGAAGTGATCGAACTTCGTAAGCGACTGGGCGATGGTGAGCGGCGCTATAAGGACGAAGCTACCAAAGCGGCGCAAACCGAGATTGCATCGGCAAAAGACAAGCTGCGGCAGGCGTATGAAGCCAACGATCCT